TTAACAATTTACTTGTTTCAGATTTTTCATTTAGATATGAAGTAGAAAATTCATTAGCAAATGCTTCAAATAAACGACGTCCAAAGTTGTTCTCGCGGGCACTGTCAATATCTTCTTTCAATTGCTCGATTTCAGATGTCAACTTAGTTGTGACTGCTTCCTGAACTACTGCGGCACTACGTTCAATAAATCTTGATTTGATCTCAGCAAATTTGCTAGTTGCTTCACGGACTAACTTAACTTTCGTTTCAGCTAAATCACGTTTGTCAATTGCAAATTCTCTAATTTCCTTGGACAATGCGTGTACTACGAACTGCTCAAGTTTTTGGAAGTTTTCCGAAACTTTCTGACGATCACTTTGGAATTCTACCAATTCTTTTCCTAGCTGACTTAGTACAAATGATTCTAATACTTTAGCATCACCTGTCATCTTGTGTTGATAAGCAACTCTAGCTTCCACTAGTGCATTTTTATCTGTAACAAGTTCAGCCATTTCTGCGGCCAATCTCTCGCTCAACATCTTGTCGATTGCTTCAACCATAACACTTCTGTCATGATTGTATTTTTGTGCAAACTCTTCACGAAGTTCAGCAGTGACTAGGTCGCGATTCTCCTGAATCTTTTTAGCAAAAGCAGACTCAATAACATTGACTGTGTCATTTGTCATTACGCCGGATTCTACTAATTGTTTGAATGCGTCCAACATCACGTTCTCCTATGCGGTTATTTCAAACCGTTAATTATGTGAATCATCGCCTCTTGGAGATGCTTCTGTGCTTTTGGGTCTTGTTGTACTTCTTGCGCCACCCTAAACGCTCTACTACCACCTCTTGCATTCAAAAGATGTTCGTATACTGGCGTAGGATAAGCTCCGGGCGCGGAAGGCTGGGCAACAATATCGACCGTAATAATCTCAAAGTCTGCTACTTCGCCAGTTCTTTCGTCAACGTTGCCGCTGCCTCTAGAACTTACGCCAAGTTTTACGCCTGCTTCAAGCATAGTACGAATTAAGTTCCCCATTGGAGTAGGTAAAACTTTCATCTTACCATATCCATTAGGACCTTCCATCCACATTTGAGTAATCATATGGGATACACGGTCCAAATTTACTTTAAGATCATCAGGATGGTCTACTTCGCCTAGCACACTATATCCGTTTTGAATCTGGTCATTTAGAGTTTTAACCGCAGTTTCGATTTCTCTAACTGGATAAACTCTTTGATTTTGATTACGAATCCCGCCTTGGATGGCAATACCTTTTAAGAAAAGGTTTTTGCCTTCTTTGTCGTCAGATTCTAATACAAGACCAGATTGATCAAAACTTAAATGTTCTTTTAGATAAGCTAGTTTCATCAAGATTCTCTAATTAAGCGTTACGACCTGGAGCGCCGTTTAACGGACTCTTTACAACACCAACGCTAGTTTGTCCAGCTTTGTCGCCTGAACCAGAACCAACTGGACCAGGAGTCTTGCTGTTTTGTGCAACTTTTGTTAGACCTTTAACGCTTACTTTTCCACCTGGAACATTTTGGTTACCAGTATTCATTGCTTGAGGGTTCTTTAAGAAACCGCCAACTTTAGCATTAGGGCTTGTACCTGTACCTGAATCGCTAGCAGACTTCATGTCGCCAAGGATGTTGTGTGCAGTTGCGCCTGTTGTAGGCTTGCCTTTACCAGAACTAACTGGGCTTTTATTGCTGTCAACACTAGTTTGACCAGCTTTGTCGCCTTTACCAGAACCAACTGGGCCTGGAGATTTCATAGTATTACCTTTGTCCCAGTTCATGCCTACGGTTTCAACGTATTCACGCATTGGCTGGCCCATACTTTCATCTTTGTCGTCAAATTCTTCGTCGTCTTTTTCCATGTCATGGTCATCCATGTCATGGTCGCCATCGTCGTCGTTATCACCAAATTCTGGCTCAGCGGCTGTGTCGCCTGCTCCACCATTCTTAGCTACGATATTTTCAAATTCGCTCTTTAATTGAGATAGGATGTCTAGGATCTGTTCTTCACCAGAACTTACTTCACCTTCGTCTCCTGCTGGATCTTGTACATCAGCTGGTAAGCTGTCGGCTGGATCATTGTCACCACCGATAGACATAGAACTTTCTTCGTCGCCTGGCTCGCCAACTTGTTCTTCGTCATCCATACCAAAGCCTTCTTCTACGGCTTCGTCTTCTAAATCATCAGCTTCTTCAACTGGATCATCTTCTGAATCATCAGTTTCTTCAACTGATTCTTCTTCGTAATCATCTGATTCCTCAGCGATCATGTTTTCATATATTTCTCTAGATTTCTCTACAACGATTTCATGGAATAAATCATTTGCCTTGTCCATTTCCTCGTTGACAAGATAATCTAGAAGTTGTTCAAACTTTTTAGACATTGCGGGTTCTCCTTAATTAGATGCGGCAAGGCTGTCGTGTATATTTACAGCCAAGATGATATACTTATATGAAATAGGCCAAAAACGGTCGTTTCTGACAAAAGATTGGATTATTTTGAATCCAAATAACAAAATTCTTTGAAAAAATATTTAATTTTTGCATCTAAAAGTTAAATTAGTTATTATTCTGTCGGCTCTGCCGGAATAGCATACATAATTCTAACTAGTTCTAAATCTTCCCTAGTCTCAACTTCTCGAGCGTCTCCTGCTTTTCTCAAGTTGTTTAACATCTTAAGAGTCAGTCTACTTTTTCTATTGTCTTTATCGGTTATTACACTAGTATCGTGGTTGGGATCGTAGCGGTCATTGTTCTTCATGCCTGCTTGATCTTTTTCAAAATATATAAACTCTTGTAATAACATGTTTATATTTACCAAATTATAAAGGTGCGGCGCCGCCCGGACTGCCACCACCACCTACAGGACTCATACCAGATGGCATTTCCCCATCTGGATTCATCCCGTCTTCACCTTCCATATCGTCGGGCGGAGTAGTTGCTCCAGACATTCCGTCGATATCTCCAGCGATTCCGCTTGCAGTAATACCTGCAGAACGTAATTCTGCACTTGCATTTAAGTTTGTGCCTTGATCTAAGTTCTCATCACGCCACATTTTTTCGTTTTCTGCAATTTCTTCTGTAGTTAATCCTAAGAAACGCTTCATAGCAAAACGTTTTGACATGAATGGAACTTCTACCATACTGGCAAATGTGCCTACACGAGCAGTATCCATTTCTGCTTGACGGTATGCAGCAAAGTTTTGAGGTGGATTAAACTTGATATCAAATAGATTGTTATCAACGTTGATACCTTTAGTGTGCAAGTACAGTTTGAATTCAGTATCAAACTGTTCGTGCATTAAACTTTGGAGACGCTCACAGTACTTGTTGAATCGTAATTCTTGGATGTAGGCTGTTCCAACTCGACCATCATTAAACGAAGATCCTCCGTCGTCGGCACCAGTAGGTAGATAACTGCTAGGTATGCGTAAAGCCCTAAACAGCTTATTAGTAAAATATCTAAGATCATCAATTTCTCCTAGGTTTGTACCGCCAGGTAAAATTTCAACTTTAGATCCACGACCTTCAGCTGTTTGAGGAAAGAAATAATCTTCATTAATGCTCAACGGGTTGTATGCAGCATCAATAACGTTTTGCCCGCCACCTACACTGCTGGGAATTCGACGTTGATTAATTTCATTTTTAACACGCTCAACAAATCCCATAGCCAAATGGCTTGGCATATTGCCCACGTCGATATAGAACACTCTACGCTCAGGCGCACGTTGTACACGATAGATAATAATAGCATCTTCAAGCAGTTCTTTTTGCTTGTATACTTTGAAAATAGTTTCCATTAAGCTGTTGCCAAATGGGAAGTTATTATCGATACCTTCGCTCATGCTGATGTGAATCACATGTCTAGCGTCAATTGTAAATTGATTTGCGTTTTGTTGAAATCTACTGGTATTGGCATTGTTGGCCATGCCGCCAACCATACCTTTTTGCTGTGCGCCGCCGCCTGTGTAGGCAGTTCCGCCCGGAGTAACATTAGTATTAGTAGGATTAATCTGAGTTACAGTTAGATTTTGAAAGTTAACATTGAGATCACGGATAACATATTGTTCAGGTTTTTTACCTTCACTTTCGTTGACAATGACTTTATCTACTTTGCTAGGATCAATGTACATCCATTTTTGTGTTTCTGGATCACGAATAAAAAATACATCGCCGTACTTGAATGCATTTCTAACAATCTTAAAAATTCTAATTTGAAATTTATTTGCTTTAGTCCACTGTTGTAGATACTTTTTAATGATCTTAACTTCAGTAGATGTAGATTGGTCTTTGAAGAAAACTTGAAACGGTGTTCCGTTTTCATCATTCATCTGCGTACAGAATTCTGCTAAGATATCAAAGGCAGCATTGACTTCACTGTCGGTATCCATAGAATCGTACTGACCGTAGCGTTCTAATCTGTTTGGGTGACCTGAATAAACATCCGGAAGATAACTGCTGTAGTTTGTTCTAGACATGTTAGGTCTATTGCCACTAGACAGCGGGCTCATTTGGCCTGTTGTATTAACGGGATTAAAATATCTTTTCCAACTCACTTGGTTACTCCGGAATTATGCAAAAGCATTTCCACTTAGACTTTCAGTTGCTTGAACATTCCTTCTGGAATTTTCTGCAACTTGCCTCATCTGGTATACTAACTCTGCTTGTGTGTTATTTAACTGACTTATCAGCTCTTTGAGATTATTTCCGGTGCCAGCAGCCATTAGTTGATTGATTTGAGACGGTGTAAAAACTCCTTCAGTGCCGTGAGCAACAATAGAAGTCCCGGATCCAAAATTCTCAAAAGCCGACCCCACAGTTCCCCAAGATCCTGCGCTTCGACCGGTAGGAATTTGTTGAACTGCCGGGCTTTGTTGTTGCGGCCTTGCTGCCGGATTAACCGTATTGGCTTCCATGCCCAGCGCCCTCATTGCCCAATAAGTTGGTAAAAATTTATTAATAGCATTTAAGTTATTCTGTAAACCAGTATTACCAGTACTTTGATCTAACACCGTTTCGCCTAACTTTTGTGCAATGGTACTAATTAGTTCTGCCAAAGAATCTCCAATTTTACTTAAAATTCTAGATCGACCATCTTCACTGAATAAATTTTCAATAAACCATTTTATTTTTTCCCCAACTTCGGGTAATTTTTGTCCTACAAACTTAATAATTTCTGTAACTAACGGCAATAATGGTTTTAATGCAGTGAATAGTTGTAACCCTAAAGTTTTCATAGCTTGCTGCATTTCTCTCATTGCAGCAACTTCGCTGTCGGCTGCATCGGCTGCTTCTTTTGCTTTTCTTCGTTCTTCTTCAAATCGTCTTACGTTTTCTTCTACACTAAGATTCAATTGTCCTTGACTGTTTGTTAACGTTTGATAATTTTTAGCATGAGCTCCCATTTGAGCTCCTAATGGATCTCCAGCAGCCTGTAGTGCTTGAAAAAGAGTTGCATTTTGTTGATATCCTCTTGCAGATTGTGTCTGTGCCAATGCCATGTTTCTTGTGGAAGTTGCAAAATATTCTTGAGATGATACTGTTCTATCATTTGCTCGTTTTGCATCTTTAGTTATAGTGTCTGCTAAATCACCCATTAATGCAGTAGTCATTTGTCCTGCTTCGCCCTGTACAGCAATGCCTTGGGCAGCAGCTTTGAAAATATCAGACCCTGCTTTTCCGGCAACTGTTGAATATTTTTGTAAACCGTCAGTTAGTTTATCTCTTGTTGCTTGATCTTTAGATGCTAAAAATGCTTGCCAGTTTGCTTCTGCTGCTTCTTCTTCTAATTTTTTCTGTAATGATTCTCTTGATTCGCCAGTTAGTCTTGCTAAGAAATCTAATTCTTTTCCGTATCTAGCAGAAGCCGATGCTAATCCTGCTTGATCATTTAATGCTTGTTTAGATATTCCTCCAGTAGTTTTAGCATACTGTAGAATAGTATTATTTGCTTCTTGAGCAGTAAATCCAAGATTTAATAGTTCTTGAGTTAACCCGCCGTCTTTCATAGCTTTGGCAATTCCGTCAAAATTCTTCTTACCTAAACTGGCAGACCCGCCCATTTGTACTAATGTTTCCGAACTATCTTTTAATATTTGAGTATATTCTTGTAATGACAGACCTGTAGAAAATGCGTCAATTCTTAATTGACTCAAACTACCACCTAGATTAATACCATTTTGTGATAACGAACTAAAACTATCAAGAGCTTCTTCTTGTAACTTTACTAATCCTGCAAATAAACTTGCAACAGTTCCTACAATAGGAAGATCCTTAAATGCTGCAAAAAAATCACTAACCTTTGCAGTTCCCGCCATGGCGGCATGACCAAAATTTATCAAATTGCCAGCAGTGCCCATTACTCCTGTTGTTAGATCAGCTAAGGCTGATCCTACCACACTACCTGCTTTACTCATTTTAGATGTTGATTTTGCAGTTTCTTCTGCAGAGTCACCTAATGCTTTTAATTTAGATTCTGCACTGGCAATAACTTTAGGATCAAGGCCTGATGCTTTTGCAATTTTAGCAAAGGCCGCGGCTTGTTCTTTGCCTTGTTGTTGATGCAATTTCAGCAAACTTTGGAGTAACTGCTCCATTACAGCGGTATCAATAGCCATTGTTATTTTTCCTAATTAAATGCATATATAAATAAGTCACCAGCATTACAGAAACTTATTTATCGGAGTTAATACCATGGAAAATACCCTACCAAAACAAAGAGTTAATCCTCTTGCAAGCCTAATGAGGCAACCAAAAATTTCTATCAAACTTCCCAGTAAGGGCAGATTCTGGGCCGATGGTAGTTTAGATATGTCTCCAAATAGTGAATATGCAGTATACTCAATGACTGCTAGAGATGAATTATTATTAAAAACGCCCGATGCACTAATGAATGGGCAAGCTGTAGTTGATGTAATTCAAAACTGTGTTCCAGCAATTAAGAATGCATGGGAAATTCCAAGTATTGATCTTGATGTAGTATTGATTGCAATTCGACTAGCTACCTACGGTGAGATGATGGAAACTTCTATCACCATCGGTGAAGAAGAAATGAACTACAATGTTGACTTAAGACAACTATTAGACACACTTTACGAAACAATTACCTGGGAAGAACGAATTAATGTTGGCACAGAACTAGCGTTATATATCAAACCAGTTAACTATCATACTATTAGCAAGACTAGTATTCAAAATTTTGAAACACAGAAATTAATGAATCTAGTTAACAATTCGGAGTTATCCGAGGAACAAAAAGTTGACACCTTTAGAGATAGTTTCAAAAAATTGACAGATATCACTGTAGGAATTATCAATAGTTCAGTATATAGAATAGAGAGTTCTGCAGGAACAACAGAAATTTCAGAGGACATTGCTGAATTTATGGAGAATTGCGATAAAAGTGTATACGATGCAGTCAAAGATAGATTAGACAATTTAAGAAAAACTAACAGTCTAAAGCCAGTTAAAGTTCGAGCAACTCAAGAAATGATTGACAACGGTTCAGAAGAAGAACTCGAAGTTCCACTAACATTTGATCCTGCAAATTTTTTCGAATGAGGCTCTTATCTTTGTCGCTAGACGAGATAACTCAACTAGCAACTAAAATGGAAAAAGAGATAAGGGCCATAAAAGATGAACTTTTTAAGATGTGTTGGTTTATGCGCGGTGGCATAACGCTGTCAGAAATATACTGCACCGATTATGATGATCGGGAAGTCATTTCCAAGTTGATCGAATCTAATTTAGAAACAACTAACAAAACTAAATTACCGTTCTTTTAATTATAGTGCAATACCCAGGAACTTGCTAACAAACGGTTGACTGATACTTTCGTTTGTTCCGCTAGCTAGTCTGTCTTGATCGTCAATTATATCCAACTGATCACGTAATGCTGCCCGTTCTTTTGGATCTAAAGTTGAATACATTTTCTTAAATCCATCTAATGTTGTAGGAGTCGGACCAGTCATTGTCGGCGGCGCAACAGGTTTAGTAGTAGCTTGTGGAGCAGGCGCTGCTGGTTGCTCAGGCGCTGCTGGTTGCTCAGGCGCTGCTGGTTCCGGAGTAGCATCACCAGTAGGTTCAACTTGTTGACGACTCCTGCCCTGTTGTGCAGCCACTATTTTAGCATAATTTTTTCTAACTGCATCTTTGATAATCTTATCAATTTGCATGTTATTCAATCCACCTGCTACTGCTTCCATAGTAGGATCTATTCTTTCAGGAGGAGTTGCTACACTTGGTGCACCGCCTGCTGGATTAGGAATAGTGTCCAAATCACTTAGACCTAAATCTTCTAAGAAGTCAATTAAGTTTTGGTATGTAGGTTCCATGCCACCCCCTACCATCTGTTGAAACTCAGCTCTAATATTATCAGCAATACGCCCTGCATGAGACGCACCCTTTGATTGCAACTTTGATGCTTGCCTATTGGATCGCATTTTATTCAGAGCTCCGCCAATATTTTTAAGTATTCCTAACTCATTAACTTGAGTTTCATTTAATAGATCATTGAATTTCATTATGTTATTCCTGACAACAGTTTATATATTTATAGTGAGCAGACGCTCACTTGCTTCTGCGCTATCGCTTGAAGCAATTTTTATATCATGGGCGATTAAATATTATCTAGATCGTTCAGTCACACTTTGCCCAAGCTGGGCAAAGAAATTGAACATTATCTGAGTCGAACATGTATCACTTAGTGTTAGAGCAGTTACAGTGGCGGTTGATCGGTACCACGAGCTCCGTCTTTATACAACGGCAGCATATGAATATACACTAACATATTCATATACTTGGGGTTTTTCTCCCCTCCTTTTGCCTTTTTTCTTACTTCAAACAACCATACCGCGGCGAATTTGCGATTTACGTCCTGTAAAGGATAGTGGTTGAGTACTCTTAGCGGCAAGAGATTTCCATCCCTGTGACACGATGTCCAGGTTCAGGGCGTCCGATGTTAGCCGACGCTTGCTTGTGTACCGCTTAAGGTGCCTTAAATTTTTGTTTTAATGTGTGAGCCATGTACACGGACTTGTATATGTCCGTTATAGTATTCATCGGATTCTAATACTTTGCGGTCGAATTGTTCGCGGGCCTCAACGTAAGATGTTTCTGCTTTACTTTTACAATAATAGAGAATTTCTCTTGTGAATTTATCTTTGCCTAAAGCGTCTATGTCTTTAGATAGTTCAACGCTGGACCCGTAATATTCCTGCCAGTCGCTGTCAATTTTACTTCTAATTTTCTTTTTCTTCTTAGTGCCGTTCTTCAACTTTACAGTCTTGTAGGTCGTTTTACTAAATTTTGCTAATTTTTTGCCAATGTATTGGCGCCCTGAAACTGTATTGGTAATGCAATATACAAAACCGATACAATCATCAGGTAGTTCATTAACTATAGAGTCTTTATAGACCCAAGTCAATTACTTTGCAGCCTTAGCTTCTTTACGTGCGTTCTTTTCAGCAGTAATTTCGTTACGGCGAAGCTTAACTAGTTTAGAAACTTCTGCAAGAGCCTTGCGTGAACGTGTACCGGCGGCCGAATTGCCACCTGTAAATTTTGCGTCTTCTGCTAAGAATTCTGCAAATGTTGTTTGTAGTTGTGCGGTTGTTGTTGTCATATCATCTTTCCTTTTTTGGTCTTCCTCGTTTCTCAATGTGTGCAGCTTCTTTAGATGCTTGTAATGAAGCTGACCAAAGAGCTTTTTCTACAACTTTGAGTTGTCTTAATATTCTTCTTAAATCTGCTGCGTTTCTGAAACTTTGTTGTCTAGTATAAAGCACGTTGGTATTATGTAAATCTATCAACATAGTTACAAACTTATTATACGTTTCTTTATATTCCTCTAGTGCAGACATTTATCCCTATGCCTCAATGTAGTCGACGTCATTTGAGTAACTGGTAAAACCGTTCTCTTTGATAACTCTTAGAACGTTGTTTACTCGACCGATTAATTCATCTTTATGTGATATTAAGTATATATTCTTATTTCGTTCTCTGGCCATCTTCTTTAGAACAGCTAATCCAGCTTCTACGCCTGCTGCATCCATACCTGCATCAATTAATTCGTCAATGAATAGTAAATTTATATTCTGATATAGATTTTCCCATACATCGCGGAATGCAAAACTTAGTGATAGAATCAATCGATTTCTTTCGCCTCGACTTAGATTATCAAAATCTAAATCTTGCCCTAATTGAGTAATTTCTACATTTAGGTCGTTTAAGAATATTACTTTATGTGGCAATCCTAGCTTGTCAACATAATACCCTAATCGTTTGTTCAAATACGTTAAATTTTGATCAATAATCTTTTTACGGATAAAACTATCTTTATTTGTCAATAGCTTTAACAAGAATTCTTGATGATCTCGTAATTTAACAAGTTCATTGATTGCGTCCCATTTAATTTCTTGAATGGCAGTTTTCTTTAATTCTTCAATCTGTTCGTCATACGGATTGTGTTCATCACACTTATTGGTTAATTCTCTTTCTAGGTTGTCTAAGTTGTTTTTATGCCCCAATGCTTCTGCTTCAGTTTCATAAAACGTGTTGGGCTTAGGCGGCATCTCTCCCGTGCCTAATTCCTCTACAATCTTCTTAAGATCTTGCGACACTTTATCAAAGTATTTCATCGCATCACCTAGATGATGAACAGCAGTAGTGGTCATTTCTTCGTGTTTATGGTCGTGCAATTCTTGTTCACATGCATGACAAGTTTTATTTGCTAGACTTTCTAATTCTTTTTCGTATTTCTTAACAGTTTTTTCAGCTTGTCCAATTGCAGAATCTAATGTTGCTCGCTGTTTGTTTAAGTTACGTATTTTAGTATTGTTTTCGTCCCAAGTTTTTAATGCAATGTGAGACTGCAATTCAACTTCGATATCTACACTTTCTAATTGCAATATTGCTTTGCCAAAACTTTCAAGGTCGTTATCTTTCTTAGTTTCCCATGCTTTGCTTTTGATTACAAGACTGTCAATACTTTTTTGTACATTATCGTTTGCACTCTTTATACTTTCAATCTTAAAAGTTTCTGCTTGAATGGTGTCTTTAATTGACTTGACTTCTAATTTTAGTTTTTCTGATTTTTCACTTAAGATTGTAATACCAAGTAGCTGTTCGATAACTTCTCGTTGTTCAGCAGCCCGCATTGACAGGAAAGGTTCTGTGTAGGTATTCAGTGCAACTAAATGTTTGAACATAGTATGCGACATTTCCAACATAGTATCAATATACCGTTGGGTTTCTCTGCTGTCGCCTTGGCTGTCATCATCATCATTGGCTGATTTTTGTTGAGCATCGTTGACAAACAGTCGCATGACATTGGGCTTTCGGCCTCGTTCAATGCGATATAGCATATTATTCTTTTCAAATTCGACCGTGACTAGCATACCTTTGCCGTTGGTCTTATTGATTAAGTTTTCTTTTTTAATGTTAGTTAATGCCTGGCCGTACAGTGCATAACTCAGTGCGTTAACAATGGTAGTCTTGCCCGTGCCATTTCGACTACCGCTGTCATCTCCGCCTAGATCTAAGTTTGCACCCAACACTAATGTCAGTTGCTCTTTGTCAAAATCCACGGCCTGTGTCTGATTACCTACTGATAGAAAATTTTTTACAGTTATATTTTTAAGTTTTAGCATTTATAGACTATTGTAAATTGCTAGTAGAGTTTTTGCATCGATATTGTCTGAGTCAATATTAAGTAATTGCTCTGTTACAATCTGATCAACACTTTCAAAACTAGCATCCGGATTATCATCAGTTCCGGTTTCGATATTATTTTTTTCTTGAATTAAACTAATTTCTCGTATATCATGTTCTTCAACATAAGTTTCTTTTATGAAGTTAGCTTCTTCGTAGCTAATATCAATGTCTAAGTTAACTTTTAAGTACATCTTAGATTTCATAATGTTATCTTTATCATCGATTAATTTGCTTAATGACAATGTTCTATACTTGGGAGCGTCGGCCCACGACTTAAACGTGGGAACACCGCCCCATTCTAATACCATCATACCTCGATCATCGTCCCAGGTATCTGCAAAGTTATGGGGAAATGCATTACCGATATACCAAATTTTACCTTGATTTTGTCGTTTATGAAAGTGGCCGCTAAACACATAGTCTTGATGAGTAAAATGTTTAGCCTGCAATTCACCGTGATCCGGCATTTGTACCATTGCATTCATATAGAACAATGGCAATTCAAAATGCCCAAACATATACTTGCTTTTAATCTTGCTGATGTTTTTCCACTCGTCGCCCACTAGCCAAGGCACTAGTGTAACATCTCCTTCGGTCATAACTTTATCAACTACAGTTACGCCTGGTATGTGTTTACCGAATGCCGAGCTATGAATATCTCGTTTATCTTTGTAAAACAAATCGTGAT